CTACGTAAATGATATTACCCGTATATTTTTCAACTTCAGGCTGAGCAACACCCTCTGTGAAGGACTGCCCCAGGTAATAAGTACGACTATTTATTTCGGTTGATACACCCGTAAATGAAGTCTGAATAGCAAGAGTTGAGGATCCGCCAATGATGTTGAACGATCCACTATCTGTGATATTTTGTGTGAATCGATTCATTTTAAACCCATATTCTGGATTCGTATTCTTGCTCCCGTCAGTGTTAAATCCTGCAGTAGATCTATCTTGCCAATACTTAAGAACTCCAGTTACCTGATCATATGAAACAACTCTTCCTACAGCAGTTGAACCAAGTCCCACTGTTTGTGTTATAAAAGCATCAGCAGTAAATGTGGCAGAACTATATCCAGCACCTGTTAACTTAAGGGCATAAGTTGCTGCTGCCTTATCAAGTTCAAGATTTGAAGATGTATTATATGCTTTTGGATTTTGAACTAAACCAACCCTTGCAATTTCATTTCCAGTAATAAAGTCTGGATTCTCCGTATCATTCTCAATTCTAGAATAAATCAGAGCATTTCTTGCACCCAGTTCTCTATAGATATCAGCACCATGTCCACCTTGTGGCGGAATAATTATATCAAAAACAGGTGCTGTTGTTCCTGTAGGGACATTACCTGCCACTAAATCAACAGTTCCGAATGTATATCCAGAACCACCTTTAGAAATCGTAACAGATTCTACTTTTGAATTATTATTAATTGCTACAGTACACTCTGCGCCATTTCCATCGCCTTTAATAGGAACTTGAGTGTAGGTTCTATTTGCAGTTCCTAAACCAACTCCTCTGTTTGTAATTTTTACGATTTTAAGTTGTCCACTGGTACTAGCATTATTTCTGACAGCAGAAATGTTTGCATCTGTCGTTGAAGTCCAGTCTTTGGGAACTGGCATAAAGTTTGTAGAGTCAAACTTTACGATATCACCAGGTTTGATCGTATAAAGATATTTCCAAATGTATCCATCACCACTGGTTCCTGCTTCTCTTGGTTCTAAGTCAGTAAAAGTAGGTTCGTCAAGAGATGCTCTACCACTTGGATTTTCAGGGTTCGATCCATTTTGTAAACAAACATAAACTCTATAATCAGAGTTCATCACATAAAAATTTGCTTCATACAAAGTGATAGCATTTGATGGTTGCGAAGGACTTTCCGCTTTAATATCGGCACGATACATATCATAAGTTGTACCAGACTGCCAAGTAATTTTTCTAATCACCTGCTTAACATCTTCAGCATCAATTTTTTTAAGAGCAATCATTGTGTCTCA